TCGTCAAATGTTCTACGAGCTAAAGTATCTTCTAATACTGCATATTCAGTTGTTCTTACTTTATTTTGTAAGTTACCATTATTCAATCTCATTAACTCGTAGAAGTTTGAATCTTCGGTTGATGATATTGTTTTCTTAGCTAATGTTAATAGGATTTTAAATCTGTGAGCACCTGGAGCGTTTACGTTTGATGAACCAGCTGCATTGTCATTTAAACTTGTGTCATCATTTGAGGTTTCAAAACTTTCTGTTACAGTTAAACCTACTCTGTATGATGGTGTGTTTGTATACTTGTCTAATATTAAAGTTTGATTATTTACTTCTACATGAAAACCATTAATATAGTAAATACCTTCTTGTACTTCAGCAGCTGAACCTGTATGACAAGAAGCAACTACAGCGCTTGGTGTACCAGCTGCATTTGAGTTAATTGTTTCGCCATGTGTAAAATTAATTTGTGAATTATCTGTAGTAGCAGTTTTTATATACTTAACAAATAATGTATCAGGATCAGTACCGTCTGTTGCCACAGCATTTATAACTGTAGCAGTTACACCAGATGTAGCACCTGTTAAAGTTGATCCAACATAATCACTTACATTTGAAGCTGACTTTGAGGTAAGTTTTATAGCGTAGTAGTATAAGTCATATCCTATTTCACCAGGAATAATCATTGCACCTTTTTCAAAAAGGTGGTCAGATACTCTTTCGATCTGATTTTGTAAGATAGTCTGTGATTGTGTTAATTCTCTCGCCTGTACAGCAAATGCTGGTCTGAACAAAACTCGGTGAAACTTTTTAGTTTCCGAGAAATCATCAAAATAAGGCGAAAGATTAAAGTCTGTTGGACTTGGCATTTATCTTTCCTCTAAAATTCAATTATTAATTTAACATTTTCAGTTTGATCTGAAGCTCTTGTAATAGGTGCTCTATTTTCAACATACATAACATCTCCAACGTCAGCGTCTAATTCTGAAGACGCATAACCAGATGTTAAAGAAACATTATCTACTGTTTCAGTTGATGTTGAAGGTGTACCTGTAGCAGATGAGTTAATACCTGATATTACATTTGCACCAGAAAAAGCTGTTAAGTTACCGTTAGTATCTAAACCTTCGTCATTGTATCTTGTTTGTACATAATATAAAAGTCTGTTTGTCGGATCCCATTCTACAACTTTACCTACTGCACCTGTTGTTGCTTGATTTATTTCTTCATCAATTACAAATGTGCCTGGAGTTGGAGAAGCCGCAAATCTAACTACTTTCATTCCTCTTAAAGTGTTTGCTGTAGCAGCTGAACCACCTGATTTTGGATCTCTAACTAATGCAACTCTTCTAAAATCATTTGCTACTGTAAAGTCGCCAGAGTTTGAAGTTTCTGATCCTTCAAAGTTAGTGTTTAACATTACAAAAAAACCACCTAATTCTTCTACTGCATTAAAACCGTGTCCGCCTTTTGGTTCTATGATACAATCTAATTCAGCACCTGTCAAGTTTGTCGCACCTGCAGCTACTATGTCTGCAAGTCTAATATAACCAAAAGTATAACCTGAACCTTTTGCTGTAACTGTTACTGCTGAAATGGCACCTGAACTTACTGTTACTGAAACTTTACCAGCTGTACCATCACCTCTGATATTAATATTTGCATGTGTACCGTCTGCACCACCTGTACCGGCAGATTTAATTTTTACTATGTTAATTGCACCGTCAACAGCAGCTGATGATATTGTTGAGTCAGTTGCAACTGCCATAAAATCTGTTGATAAGAAATTTGTTTGTTGACCAGCAGTTAATGTGTACATATATTTCCACTTGTAACCATCTCCTAATGAGTAGATAGTTGAATTTGTTCCTGTTGGTTCTACAGTTGAATTTGCATTACCATTATTATCTAAACATTTGTAAACTTGAAAAGAACTGTTTATAACATAGAAAGCACTATCATATAAAGTAGTTGCACCACTATTTGCTGATTGTGTTGTAGTACCACCTGTAATTCTATTTCCGTAATCGTGTCTGTAATAATCGTAAACTGTACCAGTTGTCCAGTTTCTTCTTTGAATAACAAAAGATACGTCTGTTGTTTGAACTTTCTTTGCAGCTAAGAAATCATCAAAATAATAAAACTCGTCTGATATTGAATCTACTGGTGTTAAAGGTGCTGTATCAGTACCCTCATTATTTGTTCTACTGTCACCTCTGGTTTTTGTACCAAAAGCTTGAGGTCTGCCCATTGCTAGATAATATACACTAGCGGCTGCCTCTGAAAATGATTCCACAAACTGTTCTGAGTTGTGGATTCTAAATTTGTTTGTTATAATCGCTGCCATTTGTTATTCCTTTAACTATATTTATAACGTTAATATGAACCTAAACTTACTCTTTTCCAAATTATAGTAGAGCCATCGTATGGTCCTGTACAAATGTAAAGATGTGTATTGTCATGTGTTATTAGACCTACTCCGTCGCCAGCTTGACCTGTATTTGCTGGTGTTCTGAAATCTATTTTAATTGTTGATGGTAGAGTATTGCCACCTAAAAAAGCGTACAACTCATTAAAATTATCATTAATCTTATCACCACCGGTTCTGATTGGATCTCCGTTTCCGTCATTAGCTGTTGATCCGATACCTATAGTTTGTTTTGCCATATCTTTTATTTTTTCCTAATACTATTTATACAACTATGCGACATCAAATTTCAAATTCGACTGGTCAAATGTAATATTTGTTTCATCAAATGAGTTACTATCTATCTCACCAATTTCAGTTGATATTGCAAAGTTAATTTTTATATCTGTGTTAAAATCATCAAAAGTTGGTACTATATTATATAGTGAAGTATTTTTAAGACTTTCCATACGAATTGCTTGTATCTGATCTAATCTAACTTGACTACCCATGTTAAGACCTAAAACGTACTTATCTATTGATTTCATTCTCGGACCTGCAACTGCAAGACCAAATTTAGTTGTATTTTCTCTATGTGTAGATAATGCTTTTGATTGTTGTCGAATTATCATGTGACGTGATAAAGTTACATCTCTCTCATTTGCACCTAATGAAGCGATAACACTATCGCCTGCTTCTACATCTATTGCTAATTCTGGATTTGAAGCTAATGATGTGCCACCGTCTGTTGTTCCTAATCTTCTACCTAAAAGTTTAGAGTATAGTGTATTCAATACATCTTTGATTGGTGTACCAGTAGCACCAGAATTTAAACCTGTTATACTTTGAATTTGTGCGTCTACCTGTGTTGATATGTTTACAAGACCTGTAAAGTAAAAACCACCTGTATGCATTGTCTTTTTAAATGAATCTCTCCAGTCATTAATTGTACGACCAACTTTGATAACGTATGAAAAATCTTGGTAATATAAACTGTCTTGTACTTTCATTGTAGTTTCTGAAATAAAACCATCCTGATTAATATATGTACCGTCTGTATCAATAACACTAGCAACTGTAGTTGTCGCTGTAGCAGAATCTACTTTTTTAATTATACCAGTACCACCGCCACTTGAAGTTAATTCTCTATCTTCATCAAAAGTACCTGTAGCACTTGATAAAGTTAAAACATTTGTACTGCCATTAAAACTTGCAACTGTAGCTGTAATAGTTGAACTTGCACTATCAACCGAAGTTACAGTTTCGTTTGCTAAAAAACCACCTGATACATTTCCTAAAACAATGTGTGTTCTCATAGATACTGTAGGTGGTGAAGGAGAATTTTGATATTCAGCACCAGTTTCAATTACTTTAATTGCCTGTACTTTACCAATTTCATCACCAAAACAAAATACACTTGCATTTGATCCACCTGTAACTGTAATTGTTGGTAATGAACTGTAACCACTACCACTATTAATAATTCTTATATCTGTAATATCACCGTTGCCGTTTTCTTGTACAACTTTATTACCTGTGTACATATCACCTCTTACGGTTTCATCTTCTAAAACTATATGATCGTCAACAGTTGATGTGGATTCTTCTTGTGTAAAACCACCGTTGACAACTGAAACTTTTGCAACAGCAGAACCACCACCTGTATCTGTATTATTAAAAACTAAATCATCACCTATTGAATAACCTGTACCTGCGTTATCAATAATGAAATCTGTTATACCACCAGAACCAACAGCTTCAACTTGCATGATTGCACCTTGACCGCCACCTATTACAGCAATTGATTCTTGTGGAGAATGTAACGCACCGTCATTTGAAATTGTTGGTGAAGTTGGAATACCTGTTATGTTAGCTTTGATAAAAGTATCAATATCATCATTTTCAGTACCTCTAATTTCTTCTCCTATTGCAAAACTACCAGAAATACTATCATCATTTAAAATAAATTCAGATATTGTATTTGCACCTATTTGAAATTTAAATACGTTTTCAATTATAGCAGTTGCCTGAGATGTTTGACCTGTAACTGTACGACCAACTAATTTTAAAGTTTCGCCCTCAGTACCAATCGCTCTTATAATTTTTTTAGTATCAAACTTACCGTCTGAAGTTTTTAACATTTGTTCTCTAGGATAAATTGTTTCTGATCCTAAATTAAATAATAGTTTAAAAAATAATTCATGTCCTCTAGCAGTACCTTTTGCTCTGTAAACTGATTTGATATTTTTAATTAGTTTTCTTTTATCTACATTATTATCTAAAGTTTCAGGTAAAGTATTTAAGAACTCATTTCTAAATTTTGTTAAGAAGTTAGATATAACTTTATCTGGATCTCTAAAGTTTACTAAGTCTTGGATATTTTGAACTGGATTTGGTCTGTAATCATTTAACGTAGCAGAAGCAGCTGATGAATTACCTGTTATAGTTTCACCGTCTTTAAATTTATCTTGTGCTGAAATAAAAAGTCTACCATTATCTAAGTCTTCAGCTAATATAGTTGCCGTTGCACCAGATGTAGAACCTGTAATAGTTTCGCCTACTGTAAATTTACCATATACAGAACTTTCTAATAATACTTTATCATTTTCGTCAATTTGTGTTTGACCGTCAGTTGATAATTTTGTACCTTCTAAAAGTAATTCGTTATTTTGGTTTGTTTCTGTTTCTAATAAAATACCTTCAGTTGTCTGTACACTTGTTACCAACAACTCTGCTGATTCCATAAATGTGTAGTATGATCTTAAAAACTCTACAAATTTAGGATGATCTGCAAGTACGAAATCAGGAGTTTGGCCTCCTATTAACTTGGATATTTTTTTAGTAAACTTCGCCATTTATTAATAGCTACTTGTTGTTGTATAACCTACGCCTGCGTCCGATGAGCCGCCAACAAAAGTATCTGCCTCTACATTAATTGATGAGTTTGATGTATCAATATTTAATACTTGATCTCTTACTGGTACCACATCATTTGATTTTGGTTTTACCGTTAATTCGATTTTATTAGAAGTTGCACCTCTAATATTTTCTATACTTGTTACATTTAGTGAATTAATTGTAATTTGACCAGTTGCATAATTAATTGTACCTTGTGTATTATTAGTATATGTTCTTACAGAACCTACTAAGTAATATGTTCTTACATTTCCCTCGCCATCATCATCTAAGAAATAAACATTAGTTGTATCACCACTTATTTTAAAACCAGATGTTTCCAAAATACCACCCATTGCTGAATTGTGTCCTGAATGTGGATTGTATAATGCATTTCTATAATAGATGTCGTATCTTGTTGATGAACTTAATGTTGGTATAAATGTTTTTCTTATTTTTAAAGTTGTAATATTAGATAATATTGAGGTATCTGTATTATCAATTTCTTTTGAAACTTTTGAAAATCTATAAACACCATCAAATTGATTTAGTGTATTTGTGTTGTAATTATTTAAAGTTGTAATCACATTTGATTTTAATGTTTCTGAATTTTTATCTGTAGCTGAATTATCATATTTTATAGTAGATGTTAATATAATATCTGTAATTTCTGGATCAACAATAACTGGTGTTACTGAAGCAACATTATATCTTTTTAATTGTTGTACGATATCTGATTTTGTAGTTGCTGTTAAAGTAGAACCTGAAGCTGCCTTAATTGCAATCTTAACTTGACCATAAACCGGTGTTTCATCATCTTCACCACCCCAAGCACTTACTGATTGTGCATTAGGATATATTTGTAAAACTTTTGTTTCATAATCAGCAGTTGTAACTGCTCTGTCTTGTGCTGAGAATTGAAGTGGAGCATTATAACGTATTGACTCTTTAGATTGAGGTTCTGATCCGCCTTGTGCTGATGAATTAGTTGTTATAGAAACATTTGAAAAACCACCAATAGAACCAGATAAAGCAAATACGTTTGCACCATTAGCTTCGTCTTTATTTGTAACTATGTATTGTAATTTTACAATGTTACCATTTGATAATGTTTTTCCTAAAACACCGTCACCAAAATATACTTCAAATTTACCGTCTTCACTTTCTTGTGTAAAGTAAACTTTAGATGTAGAGTTTAACTCTGATAATGAACTAACAAGTGAATACGTTGATGTTGTTGTATCACTTGAAGAATTTTGTACTGTTACTTTTAAAGTTGATGTATCTGCATTTATACTTGGTATAGTAAATCTTTGGTCTGGATCTGAATTATCCACAATGTAATTAAACGAAACTAAAGAACCTTCATGTATCGATACATTATTAAATCTATAAACACCATTCACAGGCGTTGTTGTTATATCAGCATTAGTAACAAACTGATATGTTATATTATTATTTGTTGTAGTAAACGCTGTACCTTTTGACATTGTTATTTCTGTGCCTGAGGCATTGTTTACTAGAATGTCAATATTAGCTGTTGATGATTTTGCACTTGTTGGTGTATAACCTAACATCTTTGCTAATGACACAATATTTTTTCTTATGTCTGCTGAATCTAAATACATTTCATTAGTCAACATGTTTGCATTGAAACCTAGGTAATGTGTATTGTAAGCTAAAACATCTAATAGAACGGCAAAACCTGATCCTTCAAAATCATAATCCTGAAATTCTGATTGATCTTGTAAAAATGTTTTTAAATTTTGTTTGATTGCGTCAAAGTCTAATTGTGAAACTTCTAATTTGTTACTGGCCATTTTATCTTAATCTCTCTAAAAATGTTTCAACTGTAACAGGTTGAGTTGTACCTATTACATAAAAACTAATTGTTAAATTATATGCATTAGCGTCAATATTTGGTCTAGCTACTATTTGAACTAACTTAATTCTTGGTTCAAAGTTAACTAATACTTCTTCTACTTTTCTTTGTAAGTTTAAAGCAGTAAGTGGTGTTACCAATTCAAACAACATTGCTCTCACATTAGAACCTATCTCAGGATGAAATGGTCTCTCAAAGTGAGAGGTATTAATTAAATTTCTAACACTTCTTTTTACAGCTTCAACATCTGTTAATTTATTAACGTCACTTGTAACAGTATTACGGCCAAAGTCTAAATCTAAATCTTTGTAGATTCTACTTGATCTATTACTCTCGTTGTTTATAGAAGCGTCATAGTTTGCCATATGTGTAATATTTATCCAGTTTTTATGAACCTATTGACACATTATTTGAACCTGTTGCTGGCTCAGCACATATAGAAGCAGGATCTCCAACAACTACAACTTTTACACCACCAATTTTTACAGTAGATTGATTTGTAGAGTTTACTACTTGAGCAATATGTGGAAAAGTACCATGTGCTGCTACAGGATCACCGTCAACGATAACCTTGATACCATTCACACTAACAGTTGATTGAGTATTACTCATTACACCACCTGCTGTATCGCCACTTCTACTAACACCGGCCATTATCGCCTATTAGCCTCTAATTTCGCTTTTTGAGCAAGTCTATTTTTTTCTGATATTATAGCTTGTCTTATTTTTCTACCCATTGGTATATCAATAGAATGGCACATCTCTTTGCCTTTTTTACTGATATATTCAACACTTATTGATTGATCTTTAAAATCACCTTGTACAGCTCTTACTGCTTTCTTTAAACTTATATCTTCTTTTTCTTTTTCAACGCCATCAGCGTTCCAAAACTTAAATAATCTCATTTTTGGCATGATTTAACTTTCTATATTATATTTTTCTTCATCAATATACGAATCACAACGGCAATGATTACAACAAAGTATTAAAATGTCTTTATTATCGCCATCTTTGTGTTCCTGTGTACAGGATGTTCCACAATGACACTTATGTCCGCAATTTTTACAATTTTCCATGTTAAAACTATTTATACTAGTAATTACACTTTACATTTGCGGCTCGCCACTCAGTTTCACTTAAATTTTCTACGTTTTCTATAGCTGATTCGCCGATTCGCTCTAAATCTGGTTTAATTTTGCAATTTTCACGCATTCCAGAGCAGGAAATAGTGAAAAAGAACAAAATGAGAACAAAATAGTTCATAAATTGTTGATTTTACTCGCTTTTTTCTTTAATTTTATTGAATTTTTTGCTTGACTATTGCTTATATTTAGTGTATAGTATATGTATATTATGAAAAAAGATAAAAAAACACTAAAACAAAGAATTTTAGAAGCTAAGCAAAGAAATTGCTTGACTCTGCTACAAATCTTTGATATACTATTATTAACAAACAACAAAGGAGAACAACACTATGTCTAAAACAAAAAACTACTATTGGGATTTAGCTGAAAAAGCTGTTGACGCAATATTACTTGAACTTAAAAACCAATCTATTAGCAAAGAAGCTGCTAAAGCAAAAATCATGCAAGTTGATAACCTTGACTTGATTGATATTGACGAATGGAATATTGATGAAATACTTGATATAGAAATGGGTAATGCTTAATGACTACATTTTTTTCAATATCTACTATATTATCTGCCATATTAGCTGTCGGTTCAATTGAGGATTGTGGCGGTCATTGTATGGGAAATGAAAACTGGACAATGTTTTTTATTTGCTTGACAATCATGCTAATTTGTGGTATACTTACCGTATTAACAATGAACAAAGAAGGACAATAACACTATGATAAAAGTTGAACAAACAGCAAACACACTAGAACAAGGCGTAGCTAATATGATGGCAGGCGCTAAAGAAGATTATAAAAGATGGTCTACCCACGGCGATAAAGAGTTAACTGGTTACTGTAAAGAACAAGTTGACAATTGGGATAATAAAACAAAAGTATCACAAGGTAAAAAGTACATTAAGATTGTGCAAGACACCGGTGTATTTGCTTTTATTGTAAAAGAAGATTTTAAACACTTTAAAAAAGGTGATATATTGAAAGCTGCTGGCTACAATGCACCTGCTTTAAACTCACCAAGAGGTAATGTACTTTCTGGTAATTATGCAATTCAATGGACTGGTCCATTATATTTAAGATAGGAGATACTATGAATAGAAGAAAAAAAGTTTTTGACAAAGTTGTAATGCCATTATTATCAAAATATATGGTCGACCCTTTTAAATACAAAGGCCCTTGTATAGCCTATAATATACCAATTAAGTATTTAAAATATTTTAAAGAAATTTCGGCATCTAAAAATGCTATGAATGTGAGATACAGATATAGAGGTAAATCAAAACCTGGTTATGATAGACCTCAATCTTTTATACACATGGATATGGCTGATACTTTCGCCGTATATACAAGATAACAGTTCCTTTTTGTTGTTGTTTCCCCCTAGTAGATAATACTAGGGGGTTTTTATTTTTAGATATTCTGCAATCTTGGATCTTTAGAAGTAATATTTGATTTTGCTTTAGGTCTAGCTAAAGATTGTTTACTTCTTTCTCTCAATTGAGCCTTTTTAGAAATCTCTTGTTGTTTTTTCTTAAACAATGATTTTAAATCCCATTTGAAATTCATACCACCCTCCTTGTTAAAGTTAGGTGCGTTGCTTCGGCATTTGCCTACTTCC